ATTTACACCCCAAGGAAAAATTCCCCATGAATTTCCATCAACGGTGTTTGCTTGTCCACCCATTCCTCCGTGGTTTGTACAATAGTAATAAAGATCTGGTGCACTTTCAGCTACTACAATTTGAGTATAAGCTCCAGAGTCTCCAGGCGTTCCACTTGAAGTTACGCCTGTTGTATATTGAGTTCCACCAGCAGCGTCTGAAGCTGTTGCAAATCTTAATGGGTGAGTGCCGTTTGAACTATCTGATTGATCAAATTTATAAGTACCGCCTTCTCCTAAAAGAATAGTGGCTTGTTGTACGCCATCAATAACATATTTATTTCCTGAACCGGTACTAACTACCGTTACTGTAAAAGTTCTAGTAACGGACATCCGTCGTTACTCCTTACGCTATACGAAGAATTGCGTTAGATGCGTCTGCTGTTGGGAATTGAATTGTAAACGTTCCGCTTGATACAGTTTTATCTCCACCAAATGCGATTGCACAAACGGCTGCATCTGAAGAATGTGAATCATTAAAAATTAAACAACCGTTAGCTGTAAAAGAAGCTGATGTCCAAGAAACATCTGCAAAATCACAAACCGCTGTGTCTGTAGATAGAACAGGAGTTACACTTGTAAGTGCTTTTCCTTTTGCAGAATAAGCAGATCCGGACGTATTAGTAATTTCGTTTGATGAACTGTAAGCTGTTGTAGATTTATTTAAAGTTGCTGAACTTGTGTATAAAGCTAAATTAAAAGTGTTTCCAGACGATGCTGTAAAGTTGTGTTCAGCTTTTAAAACTTCTGTTTTAAAACTATTACATACTGCCGATGTTATTGCCATAATTTTTCTCCTTATTACGGAGACGGTGACTTGACTGGTATCCTAACTGTTCCGTCAGTATAATCATCTCGTCTTCGTCTTCCAAGTTGCATCCCTGCAAACTGTTGTATTGCATTTTTATATCTATTTTCATAGTATGTCAACATATCAGTCGGACCTTTTAAATATCCAAAAGCTTCTACCAAACATGCGTATAAAAGCCCTTGAGGAAAGTATTTACTAAGGTATGTAGTTGTTGTGCTACTAGATAATCCATCAGGCATTTTATTATAATATATTCTAAATTTGTAATTAGCGTCAGGTGTAGGAGCTAAATACATTCCTCCTGAAGTAGTGTCAGATAAACCCGTAGCACCACCAAACATGGCATAATATTTAGGAAAACCTGTTACATCTTGAGCTGTACGATCACCTTCTGGTCCTGTTAATCTATCCACATACTCTGATAAATATGTTTGATCTTTTTTCTCTAACCATGTTCCATTACCTTGTGTATTAGCGGTAGAATTAAACACTTCAACACCTCTTATAAATAAAGCTCCAGCTGGTGAATTAATTGTATTGTCGTCAGCAGCTAACGTACCTTCTTGAACAAATCTTTGAGAATCCATAGGACACTCTTGATAAATTCTAAACTCAGCATCTTCTATAAATCTATTTATAACGGCCGTTGTAAAAACATCACTATCTACTTCTGTGTAGTTTCTAATATCTGTTGTTAAATTTGAATATGTTGTTCCTGCCATAATTAAGCCCTATCATTTATCGGTCCAATTGTACACTGAAAACCGCCCCCTGTTTCTGTGCTACTAGCATTACTAACTAATTCAAATGTAAAACCTGTTTGTGTAGTTATAGTTGCTGGACTGCCTGTGCTATCATTATACCCTGCTGGTGAAGAAGTTTCATTAAGTGTAGCTATTTTGTATGCACCAAATACTTTTGCTCCTGTTGCATGTTCATTCGCTGTTGTGTTAACAGGACTAACTCCTCTGTAAGGAGCGCTTGTTCCTCTAGTACATCCAGTTAAATCATTTGAAGATCGACCAGTATATTCAATAACTTCGTTTTCATAAAGTCCTGTTGTGCTATTTACTTTTTCAATAACTATAAAACCTGATGTTGGAAACGCTGACCCATCAGCTAAAGTAATTGTAGTAGCTGAATCTGTAATTGCACCATTTAAAGTTGTAGAAAGCTGTAAAGTAGATATAGCAACACCACCTACAGGAGATTTAACATCTCTTAATCTAACAAAATCATTTACTTGCATAGCACCATTTTTAAAAGCTATAGTAACTGTTGCATCAGCAGCTGCAGTTGTAATAGGGTTATTTATTAAAAAATCTTCTGTAGGAAATTCTGTTCTAGCAGGTCTAGCTCTTTGTAATGCTTGTGGATCTGCACTTGTAGGTTTTGGATCTAGTTGTGGTTGTTTAGGTTCGTATTCTGAAATATGCACAAACGCACCATTCCATTCTCTAACCATTTCGTTATATGGAAAAGCCATACCTGATCTATCAGAAATTGCTAAAGCATATTTACCTTGTGAAAAAGTAGTCATTAACCAATACCTGGGTAATATATTTTGGGTGATATGTAAGTAGAATTAGAAGAACCATCTTCATCTTCTGCTCTTAACAATTCATCTTCATATAATAGTTTTAATTCTTGAACTCTTTGTGGTGCATATTTAATAGCTAAATAATAAGCTAGTCCTGCAATCATGCATGGAATAAACCTATAAGGTACATCAGTTGCATTTGTGTAAGCACCAACATCATCAATTCTTTTTGTGTAATAAAAATTAATATAATTACCATCTTGAGCTGCACCCGGTGTTAAATATAAAGTCATTGTAACTTTATCTATAAATCTTTGAACCCAATATTGAGTAGGTAAACCTTTATCTGTTTTATTTGAAAAACCTTGATACTGTGATCTACTAATCTTTGTCATTGGTGTGTCAACTGAAGTAGATTTTACTCTGTAATCTGCTTCTTGAATATCTGTCATACCAATTGGAAACTGTAATACAGCATCCGAAGTGCTATGAGTAGCTGCTGTGCTACCATTAACACCTCTCACACATCCAGTTAAATTTAATGAAGAAATACCTGTATAAGTAATTTGTTCAGTTCCAATAATAATTATACCACCTGTCGTTGGCATACCTGTAACAGAAGCAACTCCAATTGTAGCAACACTTGCATTTATTCCTGCAGATAATGTAGTTGAAATACCACTTGATGTTCCATCAGAAGGTGAACGATAAAAAGTATATACCGCTTGTCCATCTACTAATGCAACATTTTGATTTTTTACTTCCCAAAATTGAAGTCCTCTATTTCCCCATTCAGAAAATAAAATATTTAAAGATCGTTTAGCAGTTTTTAATTGATAGCCAGAAACACCCTGCATACCGATACGTTCGTACGCATCTTCAATAATTTCATCAATGCCTAGGTTCTTATCAAAAACATAAGAGCCTGAAGTAGTGTTGGCCATTTAAGCTCCTTACCCGTCAAACTGAATAGATAATCCTACTACTGCAGTTCCATCGTAAGCAAAATATGCTCCGTCTTCACACAGAATACCGTCATCGGCAATATATGGGTCGATTGTTGATCCGCTATCTACATCTAAAATTAATCTGTTTTGACCTGATGTTGCTGAACTATTTTTAATATAAACACGTCCT